GGGATATCACTCACCGCAGCAGGTATTTCGCCAACAGGACCCGTCTCTGTATTTGGCTCAACAATCTATTATGCAAAAGGTTATGGGGTTATACAATAATGGAAGAATTAAGTAATTACACACCGATTGAGCTTAATAAAATGATTAATGATGTCAAAGAAAAACATGACGCATTAAAACAGGAAGTTATTGACCATAGTTTTGAACTCGATGAACTTGAGAAGAAAATCAATGAGAAAATTGTGGTCATTAACGAATTAGAAAAAAAATATGTCGAATTAATTGAAGAAATAACTAATAGATAATGCAATACGATAAACCAATTATACAGACATCGAATCCATATAAAATGGAGAGTACTAATGTAATTACCAGAACAATATATTATGGTGAAGTAACTTCTATTGAAGACGATACCGATGGTGGAAGAATTAAGGTTAGAATTCAGGGTTTTGATAACAAGACTGGAAACGATGACCTGCCTTGGTGTTATCCGATGTTACCAAAATTCTTTCACATATATCCACAAGTTGGTGAAATGGTTAGAATTTTTATTGAAGACATTAAATATCCAGAAAGAAGCAGATTTTGGCTTGGTAGTATAATATCACAACCACATAAAATCGGTTTTGACTCAATCTATACTGCACAATCAACAACAAACTTTGCATTAACGATTCCAGAGAAAGCACCAAGCACATATCCAGATGCTGTTGGGGTATATCCGTTAAAAACTGATGTAGCAATTGTCGGTAAAGTTAACACCGATGTTATATTACGTATAAATGAAGTCCATATCAGAGCAGGTAAGCATGAAAACGACAACATATTAAAGCTAAACACCAAGAATCCCGCAAGTATTGACATGGTTTTTGAACCAACTGGTGACAGCGAGGAATATTATAGCAGCACTGTTATGATGAGTGATAAAGTAGCAATACTTTCACATAGTGGAAATCCTCAATTTAAAGCTGCACGTGTGGAAGCTAAAGACAGGGAAAGAATATTTGCCGAAGGACACCCAATTGCAAGAGGTGATGTTCTTGTGGAAGCATTAAATATTTTTAGACAGGCACTTATAAATCACATTCACGGCTATTCTAATATGCCAGCAGATAAGAACTCTGTTATAAATGACTTAGAAAGAATCAATCTTGACGCAATTTTACAAAAAAACATTGTAACTAATTAAAATTTTCGTACATTTGTTCCTTATGACGATTGATATTCCCATACCACATCAGCTATTTACTGCTTTTAATGACGTAACATTTTATGATGAACCTCATAAATATTATGTTGATAACAAGGAGTTGATTAGCGTTACCACTTTGATTCACAGGTATCAAGAAGAATTTAATGAAGAATATTGGTCACAATATAAAGCCAATGAACACAAAATAAGTCAAAGAGAAATACTTCGAGCATGGAGATTCATAAATAAAAAGGGCACTATTAAAGGTTCGGCAATTCATGACTACGCTGAGAATCTATTCTTAAATAAAATTTATGATTACCCTGAACGACTAATTTTGGATGAATTTGGTTTTGACCCCGTTAAACCAGAGTACGAAATAACTAAAAAGCACGTTGATAAATTTTATAATGACATTCAAGGTAAATTAATCCCAATTCGAACCGAAATGATTGTTCACGATAAGGAATCACTTATTGGTGGAATGCTCGATATTCTATTTTGGAATATCAAGATGCAAGAATTTCAAATCTGGGATTGGAAGACCAATAAAGATTTTACTGAAGAAGAAAAGGGAAGGCATTTGCGTGATGATTTATACATGCTTGAAGACTGTGATTTGGAAATCTATTCATTGCAGCTTGAAATGTATAAACAGATTATCGAGAAACATGTACCAATTAAACTTGGAAAATCGTATATTGTTTGGTTTAGTCATAATAATGATAATTATAGAATAATCGAAACCAAGAACCGAGAATTTTATATAAAAAAATTAATCGAGAATAGAATCCAAGAATTAGCTGCATAAAAAAAGCCACAACTAAGTGGCTTTCTAATTTTCTGCGTTTGTATCTCTTATAAGTTAAGAATACATCTCCAAGGTTGAATCTCCAACGTAATGTTGGTTAGGTCATCAGTTCCGTAATCGTTTTCACCAAAGTCAATCGATGTAATCATACACTGTTCCAAGAACCATTTTTCAACCTCAATACCCGTTGGGTCTAATGCTTTCAATAAAATGTTTTTCTTATATCCTGCAGCATAACCCATACGACCAGTTAGAGATTCTGCATGTAGACGAACCCATTCCATAAGTTGCTGTGAGGTTGACGGACCGATTGGGTCAAGGAATGTCAATGACATTGCCTCCCAAGTATATCTACCTGCAACATAGTTTCGTTCGTTCATATAGTCAATCTGTACCGAATTAATTTTCATTGAAGGTCTTTTGAATTTTTGGACTTTCCAAACTTCAATACCCAATTCATCTGCAAATTCTGCAAAGAATCGGTTAACCCTTTTCGGTTCGTAATTAAATGGGATACCCCTAATCATTTCTCCTGCCATGTTATTTAGTTGTTAATTGTTTTATATTTATTTTTACGCTTTATAATAAATACTCGTGTAATCAAAAAGGAATTATAATTTTGGTATAATACCAGTTCTTAAATATAATCTGTATGGTGACGAGGTTTTATTATTTAAAAATCGTGCGAGTTTTTCTTCATAAGATTCTACTTGTTCTTCTTCAGCTTCTAATTCAGCTTCTAACTCTTCTTCTAATTCTTCAGTCTCTAACTCTTCTTCTAATTCTTTTTCTAAAAGGTCAATTTCAATTGGTTCGTTAGTAAAAACTACTTCAGGCAGTTCTTCTTCAAGAACTTCGACTTTTTCAACAGGTTTTAAAAGTGTTGCTGCAAGTAATGCGCCATCAATAACAATTGATTTGCTTTCAACAACTTCTTCTTTTATTTCTTTTTTAGGTTCTTCAGACACTTGGTTGAGAACACTCTTTTTATTTCTTGCCATAAATCTTAATTTAAAATCCATATTATTTTCATATAAATACTTTTAAAAAAGAAAACCCACAAAATGCGGGTTTTCCAGTTTTAAAAATTACATTATGCACCAACATCGGCAAATGATGCACCAGAAGGAGTTATTGTAAACGTTATGCCGATAAATTCGAGTGAACGTGTTGGTTTCAAGAATATCTCACCATAAAGTTCGTTTCTATCACGAGTTTCTGGAGTGTTATTACTATCGTCCATTTTAATTCTAAAGTCATATAAACCTCTTTCTCTCTTGATAGTATCAAGAATAGGAGTTGCTTTAGACAAGAACTGGTCAATTGTTGCTTGGTCATTCTGTTCGAATACAAGTCTAATTGCGATGTTAGCAATAAGAACCTTGATTTGAAGTAGTAACCTACGAACGTTGATTCTGTCAAGAGCACTTTCTTTAACCTGAAGAGTCTTCTGTCCGAAAATCGCAGTACCTGCATCGGCAAAGTCAGCCATTGGGTTAATTCTACCTTGATATAAAGTATCACGAGCTTCAAGACTTAGCTTATACTTAGATTTCCTTGCGTTTGTTACACCACGGTTTAGACCTGCAGGTGCGAACCAAGGGAATGAAGTATTATCTGTAAATGCCATTGCCCTTACAACCTCACCAGTTGCAGGAATATAAACATTGACATTATTTTGAGTATCACGCATCTGAATCCAAGGGAAGTATGTACAACTGTAGCTTGAATCAATATCTGCTGTATCAAGTAAATCTGTGATGTCTTGCGCTGCAAGAATGTCAGCCTTACCACCGTCACCAATAGTTGTGCTGATGTTCACATCAGGACTATCGATAACATATAATGTATCGGTTCTCTGTTGCTCAATCATATCAATTGTATTCTGAACCAAGATGTTCTGGTCACTCCAGTTAATTGATGGGGTTGCGAACAAGTTGATTGTAACTTCTTCGGGATTAGCAAAAGTATAGATTGCTGTTTCCCATGCTTGGAAGTCATTAGTTGGAGCACCATTAGGACTAACACCATCATAAATTCCATTTTGACGGAAGTTATCACCATATGAGTGTCCAATTCTATTAACATCCCAGCCATCGAAACCACCAGAAGGCACAAGAGTGAATTTTCTTGTATTTATGTCGTAATATGTATCAGTTGGGTCAGTAACGTCATTAATTGTCTGGAACGGACCTGCACCAGCATCAAAGCCGTAGCCAAATGAAGTAACACCGCTTGCATTAATATCCATGTGGAAACCATTTGTTTTCACGTGACTACCAGTACTTAATTGTCCATTGAAGTTAAAGAAATTCTGATTAATTCCCACTCCAATTACACCTGTGGTATCATATCCATTCTCTGAAACACCAAGATATACCCTTTTAACTCTTTCGTCATCATTATATGCCGTCTTGTAGAAAATCTTAGGTGCAACGCCATTAGGTTCTCCACCGCCAGTTGTTGTTGCTGAAGATGCCCAATTATTGAATAAGTATCCTTCGAATCCTGCAGGGAAATCAGTAGGATTAACATCAGATGCCATTTCAATCATAACATAACTGCTTTGAAGGTCATATTCAGAATCAGTTGTACCAATACGTTGTCCAATATAGTTGTTGTTACCCTTAACCAATCCACATCTTGTGAAGGTCTCTAACACATTTGGATTATCGTCAGTATCGTTGAAATCACGAATAACAACATCAAATTCCAATGCAATTGGATTGATGTTCGTAATACTGATTTTAATCTCTTGGTTTGCTGCGTTACCATCAGAAATGCTAACAAATTTAAATAGTCTACTTACTGCACTACCTTTAATTTCAGATACAACCCAAGGAGTTTCAGGGGTTTTAAATTGTGTTTTGTAATTTGTGAAGAAGCTTGATGTAGCCTCGATTAACTCATCATTTACACCAAATCCATAAGGAGAAACCGTAGGAATTCCATAGCTTGTGAATCCAGATGTTGCACTATAGTTAAGTATTGAATCACCACCACTATCAAGTTTTTTAATTAGGTCACCATATACTGCTTCAGTCCAAATCATTGTTGTTTTATCTTTTGCTTCAGAACCAATTACGTTTGGTAAGTAGCTACTTGCATCTGCATTTAAAGAAGCCGTATATAATTCAGTAGTTGTACCACTTGTAGCGGTTAATTTAAATTGACCAAATAGGTCACCGATACCTGTTAGGGATGAAATATCTGTAATGGTAAGTGATACAGTATCAAAGATTGTTGATGACGGTAAATTTACGTTATCCTGAACTCTACCTCTACTTCTTACTACTGCCAATACCATATTCTTATAGTCAGCATATTCAGTACCTGTAAATGTTGTTGCACTTACTGTACAAGTTCCACTAAGTTCTATTGAATCATATGTAGTACATACGAATTGATAACTAACACCAGTAAATGTGGTGGTAAGCTTATCAAATCCAGCAAAACTTACACCAGTATCACCAGTAGCATTTAAAGATACTCCAAGATATGCACCATCTGTAAATGGTACATCGGTTGTAACAACAGGTGCACCGCTTATTGCAATTGTTGATGGGTCTACACCAGAACTTAATGTAAGTGCCCATGCAGTTCCCGCATCATATCCACTTAGACCCAATACTCTGGTTACCCAAAGTTGATTTGAATCACCAAGATATGCATTTGCTACATAAGGTAATTGATATTGTGGTATTGAATTACTACCGTTTGATATTCTTTTTACACTCTGTCCACCAAATCGACTTGCGAACTGTGTTTGGTCTTGAACGAAAACTGGTTCAAAGGCAGGTCCCTTGAGTGTTTCACCAACAAGACCCAATGTTGTTATGCCTACGTTACGTGTCACGAATGTTAAATCACGTTCTTTAAATTTTGCACCCGGAGAGGTAAATACAAATTCTGCCATGTTTTTATTTATTTAATTTTCTATAATTATTTTCTATTATTAGCTTTCGCTGTTTCTTTCCAATAAATACTAAAAAAATATCGAAAAGGTGTTTAGGCATAATTATTATGGTGCTGCAGTTCTTGTCAATAAAACCAGATTTTTTCTTTTTTTATTTTTTTTGGTTTCGATTTTTAAAAATTTTGATTTTTTTGCATGAAATTTCTGAAAAATTCATGCAAATTTTTTTTTAATAATTTTTAAAATTTTTTTCTATTGGTAAGGTTTTCTTGAATTTAGTATTTATGTGAAACATTTAATTATGAACAAATCACAACGAATTTATTTAGACCCTACTCAAGAAGGAAATGACTCGCATATCAAAGTCAGACTCCAGCAAGAAACGGATTCTATTGAATTCCTTTCAATGAAAATAGATACCAAAGACGTATATCGAGATTTTAATGCAGACTACGGTGTTCTGGTTGGAAGGGTGCTTGCAAATGGTGGAATTGGTGTTCCAAATGCCAAAGTAAGTATTTTCATTCCATTAGCTGAAGAAGACTATGAAAACGGTGAGATAAAAAGCATTTATCCATATAAGTCACCAAGAGATAAAAATATTGAAGGCAAAAGATATAATTTATTACCACGAGTTTCAAGAATCAACCCAAAAACACAACAAATTGAACCCAAACAAGCATTCGGTAGTTTTCCGATAAAAGAAGAGGTTGTGACAAACTCAGAATTTTTAACCGTATATAAGAAATATTATAAATATACTGCACTTACCAACAATGCTGGTGATTATATGATTTTTGGTGTACCTATTGGCACACAAACAGTCCATCTTAGTGTGGATATTACTGATATTGGTGAGTATAGTATGAATCCCGCATCTATGGTGGTTAATTTAGGATACTCTGCAAGTCAATTCATTGACAGAGGTACACGAATTAAACCAAGTACGGATTTAGGTGACCTACCTAATATCGAGACACAGGAAATTAGTGTTGATGTCATACCTTTCTGGGGTGATGTTGAAAACTTTGAAATTGGTATTACCAGACAGGACTTTAGAATACGAGCAGTGCTCTCCAATACGTTTGTTATGTTTGGAAGTGCGTTTACTGATGGTGCTAATGTTTTAAGAGGTACTGAAAGTGAAAGTGGTTCTGAACAAAAGGAAATCAGGGATTTATATTTTGGATATCCTTCCAATCACAGTGGGACTGGTCCGAGTGACGAGGAAGCACAATCAATCGCAACAAAAAGAATTGGAACAATAAAAGAAACCATATATTATTACCCAGCTACGGTTAGTGATTACGATATTGATAATGGAAATACCGACCCACAAAACGACATGCAGATTCTTGACCGCAGCCAGTATTCAGTTTATACACGTGCTGGTGACTTTGTTTTTCTTGTTAGTTGTAATAGAGACAGAGTGGTGACGGATGATTTTGGAAATCAAACACCCGTGGCATATGATGACCCAAATGGTGTTTTCACTACTTTCAGAGGTTTTGTGACACTTGAATATGAAGTTCAAGAATTACCAATGGTGGGTATTGGTTATATTGAAGATGAACAACCCAAAGACATGGTAAAACCAGCCAGATTCAGATATAAATTTCCACAACACGCTCAACCAAAACAATATTTTGATTATAATGATGATGATAAAGCAGAGAATTGGAGAAATCAATACATGAAATTTGAAGCCAAGAAACTTTATGGTTTTGCAAGATTTCTTGGATGTATTGCAAATAATGAAGGTAATGATAACAACCAATTCGATAGTAGTACTAATAAAACTAATGGTTATCTTACTGGTGACCATTTAAATAATGCAGAATATGATTACAGATATAACATTGGGATGATTATCACAGGTAATTATCATATATGGAAGAATTCACAATATGGAATGATATCAAATGGGGCGGTCAGTGATGGTGCAGTGTCATTTGGTGCTAATTGGTTAAACCTTTCAATATATTTTCCACAAGTTGGTTATATGGTGAATAAACGTAGTCAGATAAAAAACGTCAGAACCAATACAATGTTAAATACTCAATGGAAAGATGATGGTTTGGGTAGAAATGAATATTTCGTTTTCAGTAATAACATGAAAATTGCTGCAAATAAACTTGATACGAGTTGGTATCCTCGAAATGACTTTAATTGGACTGATATCTATGAAGTACCTCTCGCAGATATCATTAAAATGAAATCATATACAACAAAAAAGGGATTCACCGATTTAAATGTTGCTGGATTAACATTAGGTAATTATCGAAATGGAGACACCACACCACCAACAACAACTTGGAAAGGAAATTGGGTCGAACCATGTCCATTTGGTGGGGGTGGTGAAGAAGGAAGACCAGATAGACCCAAAGACCCCAGATATTATTTCTTTAAGGGTTTCGATACATCTGATTGTATTGAGTTTCTTTATGATTTAGGAATTGTATTAGAATAAAAATGGAAAATATTTTCAGGGTATTTATAGTATATGGATACAAAAGTCGAAATATTACTTAACAGCTACCAGAATGTTGATTCTGTTAATGTGGATACATATGAGAAAGTTGAACTCAGTAATAATACCAATAAAATCATGGAATACGACATCAGAAACGTACTTAGTGCGACTGAGGTTTTTGATGCTGAAAGAAAAGCTAATCCAGTTTATCGTATATATGGTAAGATGGAGTATATGTCAATGCTAAATGGACTTCGTAATAATTATATATATCTTGAAGACTTTTTTAACCCTCAATATAGTGGAGATAGTAAAAATATTCTTAATTCATTTAATTTTTATCTTGTAAAACCTGCAGTTAGTGGATATACTCATATGACCAGTGGTGGTAGCACTCTTTTATGGCTTAGATATTTTCAAGTCGTTGCAACACCAGACCAATTTGAATTATATCCAGTTGGCTATTCAAATAATGTTTTTGGGGAACAAGAATATGCATTCAACTTTAATATTGACGTTGACGTAACAAGTCTTCAAGATAATTTTGGTTTTCCATTAACCGAATTATTTCTATATGCCGAATACATAAAAAACCCAGCAAAAGAGACTCTCAATGCAATAAGATGGAGTGCCAGTGGTTCTAAAACCATAACCCCTGTTGATACAATACAGCTAAATGTTGGGGATTATGTGATGATTAACAGTAACTACAAAACTGCGGATATCATTGAATATGCAAAAACACAATTTTTGCAGGTGGAACACACACCACAAACATTTTATATAAAAACAAATTATATTAAACTTACTACAATATATATTAATATTTTAGGGAATTTAGTCCCCCTTCAGATTCCATCACCAAGTCATTTACAATGGAAATATAATCCACTTATTCCATTAAGACTGAGGTATTTTAGTGGTAGTTTATATAAAGCTAATAGTGGCTCAACAATATATGACCAAGTAAATTCAATTCCTTATTACGCAACAAAAATCGATAATAACGGTAATTTTGTTTGGAGAGAAATACTATCACAGGGTTTCACCGACCCAATAACGGGTCTTGGTGTGGATTATCCGTTCGTAAATAAACGAAGATACCTATTCTCATCCATTGTTTTTGATGTTGTGCCTGATTTAAATGATAGTGTAACTCTTGCTGCATTTGCTGATGTCTGGTTTACAAGAAATCAAGAAACAATAGATACTACATCAACAGGCGATATAAATAATATTGGAAAGCCATGTCAATAATTAAGGAAAGAATACTAAACACTGGAACAGACATGAACCTGAAAATTAATTTAGGTTCACATGATAATTTCTTTGGATATCAACAGGAAATTGATGGGTTAACACAAGTTACAACCAATAATTTAATCAATCCACCAACGGATATGGAAGTCGTGAGATTCGCCATGACAGCAGATGTGATATCAACGAAATTCAGTTTCAGTTTTTATCAAGCAATAAGTTCACCACAACGTAAAGCAAATTACACATACGCTGGTTTTACATCAGGTGCTGACCCATCTGGAAAAGCAAAACAGAATAGTTTTTATATAATGGATTTCTACGACAGCTATGACGTATATACACAGAGAAAAATTTTTAGTACGTACTTAACAAAATTAGGAACAACACCATCTTCTCTATATACCGTTGATTCGAAATCAGACCAACTATTTTATTGGAGCATACCAAGATATTATCTAAACGAACAAACTGGAACTACATGCATTGCTTACGTCAGATTTACATTTATTAATGCCTTATTAGGAGAAACTACATTATTTTATAATAATCTGGCTTCAATTAGTTTTAAATCTGCAGAAAAAATGCATTTCAAAGTAGAATTGGATTTACGGAAGAAAACATGGACAGTATTGAATACAACATTATCTACAATATACGCATATGAATTAGCTGGTAGCACTGCATACATTAATAGAATCAATGATACTTATCCTAAAACTAAGGACATTCAACAGAAATATCCATCTGGAAACACATTTAATTATGTCACTGGTGATTATTTAATTACGTAACCAATTTTTGGTCTTCTGGTTGTTTTAACGATTTCAAATTCCTTTTCGTCCTGAATAAAGCCGAGAATTTTCAATGCGTATTTCGACACGAAGAAACGGTCACCATCAATGTTCTCAATTGGATTTGATTCAGCGAAACCTTCAAAAAGTAATGGAAGTGGATTTCCTTTAATTGCCAGATATTCCTGACGACTGGCAAAATTCTTTAATACTTGTTCATCGTATTGGTTTACATCAACTCTATATTTTGTAAATAACGCAACTTCATAGGTTAAATCTACATTAGTTGGCTCTGGCATTCTGAATTGCAAATAAATTATTTCACCATTATCCATAATAGGCACATTCATATATCTGAATTTACGTGGTTGTGGTATACGATATTTAATTCCGAGCCTCGTACCAGCCTGTTTATCAATACGTCTTACTGTAATGTAAGGGGTTGGTACGTTTTTATCATTATCCATGAATTTCCAAGTCTTACTGAACTCTCCCCAACGGTCATTATCAAGATAGAATGTAGGAACGAGCTTATTATCAATAGTGGCTTTCATACCGTCACGATTCACGTAATCAAAAAGTGCTTGGTCAAGGTCTTCAAGTAAAATAGTTCTTGGAAGATACTTAGTTTTAGTATCAGTTGCACGCATAAGTTCTTCAATCCTATCCATGCCATACTTTAGATATTCAGTACCTACCTGTGGTGGATTGGTATCAAGTGTTAATTTAACTCTTTTTGGAAGCGACATGTAATCAATTTTTATATAAATACTCTTTGATTTTAAATATTAAATGTTTACATTTGCTCAATTAAACTATTATTATGCTTGTAGAAAGAAAAGAATTTCTGAACGAAGACGGTACTCTGGGTTATGCAGAATCAGTTTTTAGGTCAGAAAACATACTTAAAACAACCTATTTCCCTCAATCTCAGAAGCTATACATCGCATTTAGTCGTGGTGATACCTATGTTTATGCTAATATTAGTCCTGAGTTTTATAAGGAATTTGAAGCTGCCGAATCACATGGTAAGTTTTTTCATAAAAACATAAATAATAAGCCACAATATCCTCACCACAGAGAATTTAAACTACTTCCATACGAAATCGAAGGATTTAAAGCTATTGTGGAAAGCTATAACCCTGAAGAAGATGAATAATATTGAAGAATATCAAAACCTTGTAGGCTTATTGAAAAACGCATTGAAGTTTTATGCCAACGAAGATAATTATTTATTTTATAACAATAAAGATGCTCCCGTTGCATTAGATAATGGTTCACAAGCCAGATTTGCGTTGAAAAAAATTGAAGAAGCGTCTGAAGCAAGCGACAAAATGGAAGCAGATTATGTGAAAAATCTAACAGAGGCTATCGAAAATAATAATAATACCGAAGACATGTTAAAAATAATTGAAGAATTTAAAAATTTAGGTAATGCAGATAACAACATTTAATGAATATCAGACTGAAGCAGTAAGTCTTAGAATATCACTGAATAAAATTATTGAAAAATATCCCGACCTTCCAGAAGAAATACTCAAATTAATTGGTATTAGTTATGATGGTCTTGGACTTGGTGAAGCTGGTGAAGCACAGGGAAAAATAAAGAAAATTATCAGGGATAACGGTGGTACTATTACTGATGAAGCCAGAGAAGCAATAAAAGCCGAATTAGGTGACATATTATGGTATATCGCTTCACTGAGTCAAAATCTTGGTATCAGTCTTGAAGAAGTAGCTACGTATAATATCGAAAAATTGATTGATAGAACCAATCGTGGAGTAAGGCATGGAAGTGGGGATTATAGATAACAATTATTAAATAAAAATAATCATGGCAGAAGAAAAAAAATTTACAAAGAAAGACTTTCTAAATGAAAGCGGTCTTGAGTTCAAAGACCTATCAGATGAACTATTCAGAGTTTATGAATTTCCTGATATGGAAGTAAGAATTGAAGAACCTCTATTACTTAATGTTTCCAAAAGTGGTGGACATAGGGTATTTGACAGCAAAGGAAATTCGAATTACATTCCTGCAGGATGGCGTAGGCTATACTGGAGAGTGAAAGAAAACAAATCAAATTTTGCTTTTTAATGGAAGAATTTGAAGGCTATACAAGAGAAAAATGGGAAGAAATTGGCTTATTAGAAAGCACTCCTGAAGACCGAAAAGATAAGGTGGTGAACGCACTTAACATTCTCATGAAGACTGTTGAAATAAATCAAATTCATTCCGATGACACTCAATTTGAAACGATACCATTTCCTGTTGTTATAAGAATAATAAGTGCTGTTGATGTGGAAGAAGTAGAAATACCTCGTCTTTATCATGAAATACGTACAGCATTTAAAAAATTCAATACACAAGGAATGAATTTGGACTATGAAACAGAATTTGCATATGATTATGCAAATAAAAAAATAGAAGAACTCAAACAAAAATAATTTTATTTAAAATCTTTGATAATGAAGGGTACAACTGGAATCAAGATGAGACAACAAAGTGCAAAAGCCATGCTTGAAGCACAACTCTT